ATGTCGCAAAGCTTTGCCCCTTCGGCTGCGCTCTTGCGCAGTACCCTTGTCGCGCGTCCATGGCATGGTGATGACGAACTGGCACGCGCCTACGAGAACGGCGTTGCGCACACGCAGAAGGCCGACACCAAGCCTCGCCACAACATTGGCAATAAGTATTCCCGGTTCATCCAGTACGCCCGGCAGAAGGTCACTTCGCCGGATCGTGCCGCCTCACGCGCCCGCAAGCGCTCTTGGGCTGGCGCGAGCAGGCTTCCGAAAGCACTGCGCTCGGAGTTCACGGAAGGCGAACGCGCGGCGCTCAGTGTCGTGGCGGAAGAGGTTCTGAAGCATGGCCGCTGTGATCTGCCCCTCGACAAGATCGCTGCCCTTGCGGGTGTATCCCGCACGACATGCCAGAACGCCTTCAGGAAGGCCAAGGGTGGCCCGTCGCCTTGCATCGCCGTGGAAGAGCGTCCCCAGCGCGGGCGCAAGAGCCTGACCAACATCATTCGCATTGTCTCGCAGGAATGGAAGCGTTGGCTGAAGAACCTTATAGGGTTCAAAAGGCTGAACCCCACGAAGAACAAAGATAATAAACCTACTCAGACTGCCCGTGCTGAAGGGCCTAGAAGGGCTTTTGAAGGGGAGAGGAGGCGAAGCCGGAGCGAAGCCGACACGCCACCCACGGGGCAACGTCGGGCTGAAGGACGGGATTTAGCCGACAATGGCGCAAACTATGGCGAACCGCCCGCGAAAAGTCCGGGCCGGGGGGTGGTCTAGAACTTTTGGGCAAAATCGGGGACCGGCGCGGGGAGATTTGCGCGAGATTTTTCCTAATTAGGAAGAAAAATCATTACGGAACAAAAGGTTAGGCCGAAATTGCCTGTCCGAAGTTGTCCAATTCTCAAAAAATGAAAGCTGGGGCATATGCTAAATATGCTTCAGTTCTTCAAAAAATCCGGGCGCGCGCGCGCCGATCAGAAGTCGCTAGGCGATCCCACGGAAGCGGAATATTCGCTGTTTACCGGAGGCGCTTTGCCGGGTTCGACGGTCTCGCTTGCGGTGGCGTTGACAGTGCCAGCGGTTCAATCGGCCATCCGGCTTGTTTCCGAAGCCTGCGCCACGCTCGATATTATCGTTGAACGGCGCGACGGCGAGAACTGGAAGGCCGACCCCAATCACCCGATTGCGGCTTTGCTGGAAAGCGGGCCGAATGATTGGACCTCGACTTTCGAGTTGATCCGCGATCTTGTCGCCACAGCGCTGACACATGATCGCGGCGGGGTGGCTTGGGTCAACCGGATCGACGGCGAAGCCCGCGAAATCATCCGTTACGAACCGGCTCACGCGACGGTCGATTTCTCGACCGATGGGCGGCAGGAACCCAGCTTCAAAATCAATAACCGCGCCGAAGATGCCCGCAACATCGTGCATCTTCGCGGGCCGTTCGGGCGGTCCTGTCTGGCCCTTGCCGCCGATGCCATCGGCGCGGCGAAGGACATGGAAAGCCATGCCGGAAAGCTGTTCAAGAACGGCGCGCGGCCTGCCGGTGTCATCGAAATGGTCAAGGGCATTGGCGATGACGGCCTGAAGAAGATGGCTGCGGCATGGCGCAAGGCCCACGAAGGGCCGGACAATGCCGGGCGCACCGCCATCCTTTGGGACGGCGCGACCTTTCGCCCGATCACGCTGACCTCGACCGATGCGCAGTTTCTCGAAAACCGTAAATTCCAGATTGTCGAGATTGCGCGCGCTTTCCGCGTGCCGCCGTCGATGATCTACGACCTCGACCGGGCCACTTGGTCAAACTCCGAACAGATGGGCAAAGAGTTCCTGTCCTATACGCTGGAACCATGGCTGCGGGCGCTGGAAGGCGCGCTGCGGCGTTCGCTTTTTCTGCCGGAGGAACGCGGCCAGTACCGCATCCGCTTTGATCGCGATGACCTTACCCGCGCCGATCTGACAGACCGCGCGACCGCGATCAACGGTCTGATTGCTTCCCGCGTTCTCAATCCCAATGAGGGCCGCGCATGGCTCGACCTGCCGCCGCGCGAAGGTGGCGAGGAATACGCCAATCCGAACACTGGCAGCAATCAACCCGGCCTTGGCCACAATGGCGGGCCTGCGCTCGATGATCAGACAGAGGACCGCGCCAATGGACCTGAATGACGTGCTTTCCAACGTGGCCGATCAGGATAAGGGCCGGATGCTGGAGATAGCCGACCCGTGGACGGGAAAGCCAACCGGGATGCGGTTCTGGATGGCAGGCCCGGACAGCGATACGCAGCGCCGGGCGCGCATTGCGATGATGGACGAACTTGCCGAAGCCGCCGACGAACAGGGCAGGGTATCGGCTGAGGCCCGCGAAAAGGCCCGCCTGAATATGCTGGCCCGTTGCGTTCTGCGCTGGGAAATCACCGAAGACGGCAAGTCCGTCGCGATGACGCACAAGGCGATTGTCCGCGTCTTCCGCGCCGGAACATGGATACAGGCACAGGCCGACGCCTTTGCCGGTGACCGTGCCAATTTCCGACCGGAGGCGTGACCATGGATCGCCTGTTCTTCGAAACCAAACTGGCCGCGCTCGATAACGGTATGATCGAAGGGACGGCATGGGCCTTCGGCTCGCCGGATCGTGTCGGCGACGTGATCCGCAAAGGCGCGTTTTCCGAAGCCTCGCTGCCCCTGCCGATGCTGTTTGCGCACGACTTCAACGATCCTATCGGCTCATGGAGTGAAGCGACGGAAGACGAACAGGGCCTGAAGGTCAAGGGCGCGCTTCTGGTCGATGAAGTCGCGCGCGCCCGCGAGGTCTATGCGCTTGTCAAATCCGGGGCCGTCAAAGGGCTTTCGGTGGGCTTTGTTTCCCGCAAAGCAGCGCCGCGCCGTGGCGGCGGTCGCATGATCTCGAAACTCGAACTTCTCGAAATCTCTCTGGTCACGGTCGGGATGCATCCCGGCGCGCGCGTCACCAGTGCGAAATCCGCAATCAAGGCCCTGTCGTTGGCAGAGGCCCTTAACCGCGCCTCGGCGCAATTGAAGAGGTCAGCATGAAACACTTTTCGAAACAGGCGCTCGCCGGAACCGCGCTCGTGTTCAAGGGCGAGGAAGACGATCCCGACAACATTGTGACGAAGGCGATTGCCGATCTCACCGCGACCGTCGAAGAGCGTTTTCAGAAGATGGAGACCAAGGTTGACGCCTCGAAACTTGAGGATCGCCTGAAGGCGCTTGAGACGAAGGCCAATCGCCCTGGCGGTGACGACGGCGAGATTGAACCGACCGAAGAGCGCAAGGCTTTTGCCGTTTATCTGATGCGCGGCGATGCACTGCCCGCCGAAGAGCGCAAGGCCCTTACGGTTTCATCCGATCCGTCCGGCGGCTATTTCGCGCCCGCCGAAATGTCGAGTGAGTTCATTCGCGATCTGGTCGAGTTCTCGCCCGTTCGCTCGGTCGCCTCGGTGCGCTCGACCGGCTCGCCGTCCGTGGTCTATCCCAAGCGCACAGGCATCACCAATGCCAAATGGAAGGGAGAGACCCAAAAGCAGGAAGAGTCCGGCGCGAGCTTTGGACAGGCCGAAGTACCGGTTCACGAGTTGAAGACCTATGTCGATATCTCCAACGAGCTTCTCGCCGACAGCGCCGGACAGGCAGAAGCGGAAGTTCGCGCCGCCCTTTCCGAAGACTTCGGCCAGAAAGAGGGCGCCGCCTTCGTCAACGGTTCCGGCGCGGGCATGCCCGAAGGTTTCATGACCAACCCGGACATTGCTTCTTTCGCCAACGGCCACGCGGTGAACCTCTCGCCGGATGCCCTGATCAAGCTTCTCTATTCGCTGCCCGCGACCTACCGCAATCGCGGCTCGTGGTCGATGAACGGCACGACACTTGGCATTGTCCGCACGCTCAAAGACGGCAACGGCAACTATCTTTGGCAGCCGTCCTATCAGGCCGGACAGCCGGAAACGGTGTTGGGCCGTCCGGTTATCGAGATGGTCGATATGCCCGATCTTGCGGCCAACGCCTGCCCGGTGATGTACGGCGACTTTTCGGCCTACCGCGTGCTCGACCGGCAAGGGCTTTCCATTCTGGTCAATCCCTACCTTCTCGCCACGTCGGGCCTCACCCGCATCCACGCCACGCGCCGCGTCGGCGGTCGCGTGCTTCAGGCCGCTCGCTTCAAAAAGCTCAAAATGGCAACCAACTAAGGAGCAATCCCTTGCGCGATCTTGCAAACAATATCGGCGTGGCGGCAGCGCTTGAACCCGCCGTTCTGGCAGCGACCACGAACGGCGCGGCCATCGACCTTATCGGCTTCGGCAGTGCCGTTCTCGTCCTCAATACCGGAGCGATTGCCGGAGCGGGCAATTTCACGGCTAAGCTTCAGGAAAGCGACGACGGCGAGAACTTCAACGATGTCGATCCCTATCACCTTGTCGGGGCCTTTCCCGACAAGCTTGCAGCGTCGGCCATCGTCAAAGTCGGCTATCGCGGCTTTCGCCGTCATGTGCGCGTTGCCATCACGAAGAACGGCGGAACGTCGATTGCGATCAGCGCCGTTGTCATCAAGGGCAGCGCCGCCCAGCGTCCGGTGATCTGACATGGCGCAGATCGACCCTCTCGCCGGTTATGCCATGGCGTCCTATGCGATGGGCGAGCACCACCTTGCCATTGTGCCCAGCGATACCGAAGACCTGCCTGTTCGCCCGCGCGCGATCTATTGCGCCGAAGACGGCACGGCAGTCATTCGCGACGAAGACGGCGTTGATTTGGCCTATCCGATGACAGCCGGAACCGTGCTCGCCTTTCGCGGGGTTCGCCTCTTGGCGACCGGCACCACGGGCACCTTTTACGGGTGGTGGTAAAGGCATGCCGACGAAATCGCCGCGTGTCTGCGGCTATTGCGGCCTGACGCACCTAAGCGGCAAACAATGCAGTTTCGTTGCCGCGCGCAGCAAGGCCCGGAAGGCCCGATTTGACCGGAAACGGCCAAGCGCCCGGCAGCGGGGCTACACCCGCCAATGGGAGAGGGAAAGCAAAGCCTTCCTTGCTGACTATCCCGTTTGCGTCCGCTGTGGCGAGCCTTCCGAACTGGTCGATCACATCAAGGCCCACAAGGGCAATCAGCAGCTCTTTTGGGACCGCACCAACTGGCAACCCCTTTGCCACCATTGCCACAACAGCGCCAAGCAGTCCGAAGAGCGGCGCAAATCCTGAGAGGAAACCCATGGGCCTTTATGCAACGGCAGGTGCCAAACTCTATATCGGCAGCACCAAAAACCAGAAGAACGACGATTTCGTCGAAGCCGATTTCGATGCGGAGAACTGGACGGAAATCGCCAACCTCGAAAACCTCGGTTCGCTTGGCGATACCGCCGAAGCCGTGAACTTCAATCCTATCGGCTCGAAGCGCCAGAAGACGCTGAAGGGCACCCGATCAGCCGGGACGATGGAAGTTGTTTGCGGCATCGACAACGACGACGCGGGACAGGTGGCGGCGATTGCTGCCGAGAAGAGCGATCACGATTTTGCTTTCCGCCTTGTGCTGAACGATGCCCCGGCGACCGGCATCAAGCCGACCCCTTCCGAACGCATTTTCATCGCCAAGGTCATGAGCGCTTCGGAAGCCTTCGATGAAGCCAACAGCGTCATGAAGTTGAACATCTCGCTTGGCGTCAATTCCAACGTCGTACGCATTGCGGCCGCTACCGGGGACTGATTTTCCAATGGTCGGGTAAGCGACTGCTCACGCGGTCGATATCTAGGCAGAGGAATACCGTGATGTGTGAACAAAAAGAAGCTGCGAAGCCCAGGATCGAACGGCTCATCGACGCCATGAACCGCCTTTCTGCGGCTTTGGAAAGCTCACTTCCCCAAGGTCAGAAAAACACGGCTGACAGTTGCCCAACCAAGAAGGACTGATGCGATGACAGTCGTGACGCTCGATCAGATGAAGGCGCATCTGAATGTGACTTATGGTCGCGACGACGATCTGATTTCAAAGAAGATCGCCGCTGCTCAAAACTGA